TTGACATCGTAGAGGTCTCCAGTTCGAGTCTGGATATACCTACCAAGATATATCAAGGACTTATAAGCAAATCAGAAGCTTATAGGTCTTTTTTTATGCCTGTTTGACACGTTTTTAATTTGGCAAACTTGGAATTTATGGCAAAAAATGGCAATATTTCCAGCGTAACTGTGTCAAGAATGTGTCAAGAATGAAGCTTCCAAAAGCAAGAAAAAGAGGTGATGCTTATTCAATCTCTATTTCATACGATAAAAAAAGATACTACTGTACTCGCGACACTGCAAAAGAGTGTGAGCAATGGGCAGCATCAAAACTACTAGAATTAAAAGCACAAACAAAAATCGAAAATGGTGAATTAAAACCAAAATATTTGTTTCGTGATCTCAATACTAAATATTATCAAGATGTAGGTCAGTTTAATTCATCTAAATCATCAAGGGCTTGGATCACTGGCCAATATAAAAATTTTGAAATGAAATTTGGAGCACTGGCTCAAAAATCAATTTATGACATCACGCCAAAAGATTTAACTCATTGGAGAAATAAGCGCTTAACTGAAGTTGGTGAAAATACCGTATTGAAAGAAATCTCACATTACAGTGCTATGTTCACGTATGCCCAGAAAGAACTATTTCTTCTGGATGAAAATCCTTGGATGCAAATAACAAAACCCAAAAAACCAAAAGCGCGTGATCGTCGTATTCATGAATCTGAAATTGAATTGATGCTCAAAGCTTTAGATTATGAAAAGGGTAGAGAGCCAGTATTGCCTCAGCACTTTGTAGCATGGGGTTTTTTATTTGCGATTGAAACTGCAATGCGTAGGGGTGAAATATTGGCAATGGAGAAAAAAGATGTCTATGACGGTCATGTGCATTTGCCAAAAACTAAAAATGGAGATTCTAGGAACGTTCCTTTATCTGAAGAGGCAAAAGAATTAATTGCGTTAATTAAGCATGATGGCCGTAAAATCATTCCTCAATCAGAAAATGCATTTCGTTTGATGTGGGAAAAAAGAAAGGCATCAATAGGATTAGATGGGCTTCATTTTCACGATACTCGACATGAAGCTATCACACGTATGGTTCGAGTAAGAAAGCTTCCAGTGGAGATTCTAGCGAAGATTACAGGGCATAAGAAAATAGATGTGTTAGTGAATACTTATTACAATCCAAATGCCGCTGATTTGGTTGAAGCATTTAACAGTTAAAACTAAGCCCGCATATAGCGGGCGTTTTTTTAATTTATTCGTTTTGCACCACGTCGGCGTTTCGTGTTTTTCAAAATCGCATCAGCCTCATCAGGATCATAAAGGTGTTTGCCATTTGTACCTTTGTTGATTGAGATGCATCTTGTTCTGATCGTTTCATCAGACAAGTTGTATTTAGCAACCAGCTCAGCAACACTCACCAATTTTTTCTTTTCAAGTTTTAAAGCAGTAATAATCCCACCAAAAATAGACTGACCTAGTACCAATTGAGGTGCTGAATCAACTTCAAGTGTGATGATGATTTCAGGCATTTTCCCCTCCATTTTGGTTAATCTCGTCCAACACTTCAGCAAATAATTTCATACCTTCACGTAAATGATTTGCATATTTTTGCGGTGCTGGATCGGCATAAACAAAAGTATCAACATTTAAAAAAGGGATTGGTGGATTTAGTCCAGCATTGCGATAAACGCCTACAATATGACCTGATAACGCCGATTCAATTTTGGTTTTGATTTGAGGGTTATCAAGCATTTCTGTATATGTAGTCATGTGATTATCCTCAAAATGGCAAATTATTGTCATCTGGTTCAATAGCTGCAATTGGAGTTCCATTTCCTAAAAAGTTATCTTTAAGATCAGGATTGCATTCAACGCACATATCCTCTAATAAGTGGATGTGACCGCAATGACATTTGGTGATAGTAACTATATGAGTATTATATTTTTGGTGAATAGAATATGAACCATGATGTTCATCGCCTCCAACTAAAACGCAAAAATATCCATTTACTTTAGCTAGAGATTTGATGTCTTCAATCATGATGCCTTCAATATCTAGTACATCTGAGACAAATTGATTTAATCGCTCAATTTCCCTTGTGTTGACATATCCTTCTACATTATTTGCAACATTAGAACTGCCAAACTTTTTTAAAATTAAATCGCCAAGTTCATTGTATCGTTGTATTAAGATTTTTTGATCATTTGTACTATTAGCCTTAGTAGCTTCAATTAATATAAATTGAAGAGCCTGATTCATCGCATCATCAAGCGCATTGTGAGCTTCACCCACTGGTTGAAAATCAACTTTAGGTGAATACTTTAAATATGTCCTAAAACACATTTCATCCCAAAAATTCCAAGGTGATTTTAGATTTAACTTCGCAAGAATATTATTTGTCCATCGAATATCTGCAATTGAACCTTTGCTCCAAATTTCTGCACATTCATATTTCTTATAGAAATCAACAAGCATACCCATTGCATAACCGATATTAGTTTTCCCACCGAAAGCAGAAGCTCTAGCTTCCTTACTTTGTTTATCCCACCAAGCAATAGTATCGTCAGAAATGGTGCAGCCAAGGTCAATACATGAGCGTGTGTCGATCTTTTCGCTTATGCAATCAACGATACCATTTTCATTAAAGACAACTGCACCCATACTCAAAATAACAGGGCATTCTGCAATGTCCAAAGTTTCAAAATCTAGCATTAAACGATTCATGCATTCGCTCCTTTTCTTATTTTGTACGCCAGTTGATGTGCAGCATTACAAGCCAAGCATTTGTAATTTAGACCTGTTGCTGAAGTGTCGGTTTTGATGATAAAAAATGCTGTTTCACCATGCGTTTTGCACATACCAGTAAACTTTTTCTGATTTTCTCTAGCTGCTGCTAACATCAATCTATGATTTAAGTTTTTACGGTTATGGCTTTCTAAATCTCTAATTTGATCTGTTTTAATGCACTTTAAGCAGCGTGGACGATCATTAAAAATTTTGTATGTAGTGAAACCATGATGTATGCATAAAGCTTCTACAGCACCAGCTTTTTCTTTACGTGCTTTATCAAAGACTTCCATATTGTGAAATCTGATCATTGCTCGTTCAGAATAAACAACCAATTTAGTCACTTTCTTAGGCTTCAAAAGCTTTTCAGCTTTAGGCTTAGGTTTGCGCTTTTTAACTGTTTTGACCTTGGTTGGTTTAGCTTTTCTAGGCACATTTTCAGCTGAAATAGGGCTGTGCTTTGTCACTTTTTCAGCATTATATTTTTCAATATCAAGCTGCTGAACTGGGCGTTTACACATTGGTATTTTCCCATCAGGAAAATTTGAAAATCCAAACGGTAGTTCAGTGATTTGATTGGTTTTATCTTTAAGCCACTTTTCAACTTCATCGTTTAAATTTGGCTTAATTTGAATTACTGGAGCTTCATAAAACTGCATGATATTTCTCCAAAAATGCCACGATTAAGTAACCTGATAGAAGAGTTACTAATGCAAAAAATCCAAGGAAAAATTCACGTTTTGTCATTATGATCACCCTTAATTAAGTGGGCAAAATAATCAGCTACATGAGAAACATGAGATGTTGATTCATCTGAAGGTCTAAAGGAATGATCGTGATACTCTAGAAAAAATAAAACGTTATTACGCTCTTCATGTGTGATTACTTCTGCCATGTAATAGGCATTTGCTGAACCATATAACCAATTAATTGGTTGTTTCATGAGTTCAATGTATGTGCATTGCTGAATTGCAAAAACGTCCTGTTTAATCAATCTCAATACTGTTTTTCGAATCACTGAAAATGGGCTTTTTAATCCTGTAAGTTCAGTCATGACTATTCTCCCAAGCGATGAACAAAAACTTCATGCTCGTTCGAGTTTTGGAATTGAATTTGGTATGCAAAAGCGCTTTCATTTTCAGCAGTAGTTGCATCAGCACACCCTTTCAATGTGGATGTGAGTAGAACCAATGCAAGCAAGGCGATCAGCACATAAGTAGAGGCGAGGGCTATAGCTGCTTTCATGACTAAGCCTCAATCAATTGATTTTTATGTGCTTCATGTACTGCATTCACCCATGTTGCTTTTTCACTTAAATTAATGAGTTCTAAGTGGTATGCGGAATCGATGAATGCATTTGCTTGGGCAATTGCTGCAATAAAATCAGGGTAGCTGTGAGTGTTTGAGATGTTTGAGATTGCACACTTGATCTGATCAAGTGATCTTGAGCGATAAAAATCGTAGTCGTTTTGGGGTTGAGCAAAATCAGAAGCAAAGAGGCGACCAATAACAATTGCGTCAAATTGATCTTGTGGGATAGTTTGATTTTTCATAAAAACACCTAAGCAAAGTTAGTTCGTTATATAAAACTAACTTCACTAAGTTTGTGTGTCAATATAAAAATTAAGTTTTATTAGTTTTTTTAGCTAAATCTTATAAGAATTTTTTGCTAGGTGTAAATTTACCAGTGTACTTGCCTCTATAAATAGAATTCTCTTTGAGTGGTATAATATTTGGCTGAAAGTTTGGATTTAATGCTTTGAGATATATGGTTTTATGTTCTCTTACTAAAGCTTTAAATGTAGCTTCATCATCTTGAATAACAACGATCATTTCGCCAGTTTGAACATACTCTAATGGTACATCTGGATCGATACATATGAAATCTCCGTCATTAAATTCGGGTGCGTTACTGATACCTTGAGCAATCAAATAAAAACTATTTTTGCCTGTTTCAGGTGGTGCTGGTAGCCATTTTTCAATTTCATGAGGTGAAATTGAACGTACGTTAGTCATTAAACCGCATTGGACATAAGTCAAAACTGGAAGCATCCTTGTAATAGGTCTGAAGTCTACAACTTTATCAGATGTGTCTGATTTTCCATACATTATATAGTCTATAGTTGTATTCAATGTTGGTGCTAAAATATTTAAATGTTCTAGTTTAGGTATGTTTACATCTTTCTCCCAGTGAACAATTGCTGCATCAGAGATACCTAAGATTTTCGCCAAATCTTTTTGAGTTAATTTTTTATCTTTTCTCAGTTTTCGAATACGAATACCAATAGATTCCATGATTTAAGCCTTAAGTTTAAAACTAATTTATCTTAACTCTTGACGCGCTAAGTTAACTCCTATTAAATAAACTAAGTTAAATTAGTTTTAGGTGTAACATGACTCGTCAAGAAGCTGCAAAACTTTTGAATTGTTCGTTTTCTGAACTTGCTGAAAAATTAGGAATTACAACTGCTGCAATTGCTCAATGGGGTGATGACAAGGACATTCCTCTTTTACGCGAAATACAAGTAAAAGAGTTAGCTGCTGGTCGTAATCCTCTATTTAAATCAAAAGCTAAATTAAATCTATCTCAGTCAAAAATTTAAAAATATGAATAAATTGGGAGATTTTAAACATGTTTCTATCTTTTAATGATCGTCGAGAGCGAGCAGTAATGCCTCTTGAGTTAGCGCTAAAGGCTGCTGTAAGCAATTCTGATAAAGATGATTGCATGATGGCGGTTATTGCGGAAAAGAATGGATTTAATATCAATACTTTCCGTAGCTCAATAAATCCGACTACTCCTACTCATAAGCCTAATATTTATCATCTTGAAGCGATTCTTTCTGAAACTAAAGATACTCGAATCATGGATAGTATTTGTGCAATTCATGGAAATGCTGCTTGGTTTGTGTTGCCAAAAGTTGATGTGCTATCCAATTCTGATTTCATTTTTAAAGTTGGAAAATTGGCACATGAAAATGGCGACCTTGTGCAATCTATTGTTGCTGCTATCAAAGATAACGTTATTACCTCAGATGAATTGGCAGTGATTCGCAAAGAGTCATATGAATTGATAGGTATAGCAGCAACTTTGCTTGCAATGGCTGAATTGCATCATGGGGGTAAAAGCTTATGAATGCATATGAATATGTGAAAGAAATGGGCTTGGAGCAATCAAAAGAGCATACCTTTGTACTCGCTTATATCGAAAATTATGAAGTCCTTAATTCGCTAAGACAAGCCATTGCTGATTTTGAAATGTTTGAAGATGCTAAATCAAAAATGTTTAGTTCTGCTGTGAGTGATGCGGTAGTCCGCAATTGGTTTTTAACTGCAAACAAAGGATTGCTTAAGGAGAAAGGGCTGCTACTAGTTGAAGCTATTAAGCGCATAGAAAATGGACTGAGTGAGGGATAATCATGGCTCTAACATTCCCTCAAGTACGTGATGCAGCGCTTGGTCGATGGAAGGAAATGATATTTCCTGCCTTTGCCATCACTGTACCAGTCCATAAAAATAAACATGGCCCATGCCCAATTTGTGGTGGAACTGATCGTTTCCGTTGCGACGACAAGCAAGGTAAAGGCACTTGGATTTGTAATCAATGCGGTGCTGGTGATGGTTTTGAACTGGTCATCAAAGCACGTGGATATTCACATGCGGAAGTTTTAAAAGAGGTCGGTGCTGTACTGGGCTTAACTGCTGACAGCAATGTGACAGATGCAGATCGTCAAAAATGGCGTGAACGTGAAGAAAAAATGCGTTTACAGGCTGAAGCTGAAGAACGTAAAGCGCAAGAAGCTGCTGCAAAACGTGCGGATCGACTTTGGAAAGGTAAAGCTGTTGACCGCGATTGTCCTTATTTAGACCGTAAACAAGTGAAGAATCACGGCTGCAAGATTAATGGTAAAGGCAATCTACTTGTCCCTTTGTTTGACATAGAAGGCAAGATTTGGAATATGCAGGAAATCCATGCGGATGGATTTAAACCATATCTACCTGGTGGGCGTGTCAATGATTGCTTTTATATCATTGGTGAAATCTTGGTTACTAATCAAATTGTGTGCATTGCGGAAGGTTATGCAACTGGAGCAAGTATTTATGAAGCGACAGGACATACAACCGTAATTGCATTTCAATCGGGCAATATCGACAAAGTTGGCATTGCTATTCGTTCTAAATATCCAAATTTACAACTTGTTTACTGTGCCGATGATGACAGTGCAACTTTAGATGCAGGCTTAAAAGCCGCGAATAAAGCTGTGGCTGCTACAGGCGGCATCATTGTATTACCTGACTTTAAAACGGTGGAGACGATATGAATCTCGAAGAAAATAACGAGCAGCCACCAGCAACATCAAAGCCACCATCTGACTTTAACGATCTGCACGTTTTAGCAGGTTTAGAGGAAGTTCGTCGGCAGATCGAAACGGCAATTTCAACATCTGATTTTGCTTTTACTGTTTCCCCGCACCCCTCAGTTTTAGCCGACCAGAATCTTGGGAAAATCTCGGAAAATCAGTCAAATATCGACAATTCCGATCATGAGTTTAAATTAGATTTTGCACCGCCCATGAATGGGCATTCTGAAACTGGTCAGCAGCTTGAAACGGGGAGTGGGGAGGATTTCAGAGTCATTGATCCTAACAGTCCTGCTGCTAAATTAAAAAATGCTTTAGAGCGTTATGCTGTAATTGCGTGTAGTAATGATGCTTTCGATTTAAAGACAAAGCACAAGTTTAAGATTTCATCACTTAAACATACGTTGAGTAGTATCTATAAAAATTGGTATAGCCATGAAGATCGAAAAACACTTGAAAAGGATGAAGTAGAAAAGATGCTAATTGATGGTGCTGGAGATATTGCACCAACAATGAGTAAGAATTGTATTTTGTTGAAAGGTGAAACATTTTTATATGATAAATCACTCAATCGAGTGGTGTCATGGTCGGCTGCACAATTGATGTATCCACATGAATATAAAAAATGGATTGAAAGTCCTCAACGTAGTGAAATTGATTACGAAAAGTTGATTTTCGATCCGACACGGAAAATTGATATTGATCCAAATTACATCAATACATTTGAGGGTTATGGAGTTAAGCAACTTGTAGATGATCAGGATAATCCTTTAGACCGTATTTCATTATTCAAGCGTTGTGGTGGTATTTTGAAGATGACTTGGTGTTTGTGTAACGGAGATCAAGACATTCAACGATGGTTGCTCCAGTGGCTTGCTTATCCTTTACAAAATGAGGGTCAAAAGGCACATAGCGCTGTATTGATGGCTAGTCATATCCAAGGATCAGGTAAGACTACATTATTTGAAAAAGTAATGGGTGGGATATATGGGAAATATCACCGAGTCATTACTTCTCAAGAATTGGAAAGCCCTCAATTTAACGGTTGGTTGAATAATGCTGCATTTATCTTTGGTGAGGAAATTGCAACCAATGCGACAAAATACAATGTAACTCCTTATTTGAATGCTTTGATTACCGCTAAAAGTGTGACGATCAATGAGAAGCAAAGACCGCAAAAACAAGTACCTGCATATTTCAACATGGCATTTGCATCGAATGAAAATATTCCATTTCCTTTACATGGTGAAGCTAGGCGCTGGTTTGTTATAGCTCCAGAAAGCAAATTGGATGAGGGGTTGAGTGAGCGGGTATATGCAGAAATTGCTAGTGATGGTTTGGATGCTTTTTACTCATATTTATTAAGCATTCCCCTTGATGATTTTAAACACGACAAACCGCCTTTAACTGAGGCCAAAAGAGCATTAATGAATGCAAGCAAGCGATCCATTGAGGTTTTTGTTGATGAATGGATTGCTGGAGAAACGAAATACAAATGTACAAGTTGTATGGCAAAGCAGCTCTATGATGCATATAAAGAGTGGGCATCATCGACACTGGAGCATAAATATTCATACCGAAAATTTACTGAGGACTTAAAAAAGATTGATGGTATAGAGCTACTTGAGAAGCAAAAGTGGAGGGACAAGCGCGAGAAGTTTAAGGAGAATCAATCATTGATTATTAAAATTGGTGAAGTTCCTCTAGGAATGACCGCAATTGATTGGTATGGAGAGTGCGTAAATGATTTTGAAAACGGTGTACCAAATGTACTTGACAAAAATTCTGCATAAACCTAAGCTTTGTTATGTAAAAACAATAGCTTGTGAAGCTGTTCAGGTGAATGAGGGGAATGACAAATTTACTCGTTCCCCTAGTCGTTCACCTAGTAAGCAATTGAATAATAATAAAATAAAGCTCTCAGGTGAACGAGGGAACAACTTCTCGCACGCACACGTGGGAAATTATTTTTTTTCTCTATCTATTCCTAATTTATTTTCCAATATTATTGTCATTATTTTTTTTATTCTCTCGCGTGCGCGTATTTTTTTATTCACTCGTTCACTTTTAATAAATTTTAAAATAAAAACAAAAGCTTATCAGGTGAACGAGATAAAAATCTCATTCCCTCGTCATTCACTCGTTCACCTAAAGGGCTGACCAATGGAAAAATTATTACGATTATTAAATCCAAAAACTGTTAATTATGAAGTGATTAGAGTTGATAATGCTAAAAGTGAATTAACAGCGCAGGATGTTTTGCTAGCAATGAGTTTTGCGAGGCTGACTCCGCTTCAAGAAAACTTAATCAAATTGAAATGCTTCGATGCAAATACTTTTGAGAATATCAATCTGTTTTCTAAATTGCTTGTGGGTAAGTACCAAGATTTTTTTGCTGCTGAAAAGCTTAATCTTGATTATCACCAAACTGCAATCTATGTTGCGCTGATGGAGTTTTGTAAGGTAACGGGTGATTATAAACCCTCTTGCAGAAATCGTGCAGTTCTGGCTGGTGTTGAGTATCGTGTAGTTCATCGTTATCTAGGTAAAATAATTACTTCTGTTTTAGAAGATATTGAAATGGAGTACGCAATTGCAGAAGAGAAAGTATTTTTTCAGCTCAATAAAACTAATTTAAATTAGTAATTGACATTGGAACAAAGTTAAGTTAGTTTTTCCATAATGAATAATTGTAAGTTTAATCCTCAGAGTCTTAGGGCTCTATTCAAAGGACTGTATGTGAAACCGCATACAGTCCTCTTTTTTTTGGAGCTAGATTATGTTTGCCCCCATTTGAAAATGCATGCTGATTAGCTAAAGGCTGTTCAAGTAAGCGTCGAGACACCACGAAAGTGTGTACAACCCATGCAGTTCATCGAGCATGGATAGGATAAGCAGGCAAGTGACAATCTGAATTGGGAGTGATGCCCCGCCATAAATGGAATCCGAAACCAGAAAATTAAAAAATACTGTGCCTATCCAGTGGTTTTTTAAAGTAAGGGAGTAGCGTCAAGCCCCGCGAGAGTAGTCCGAAAGGATGGGCTAATCAATATGAGGTAATTCAATGGACCGTAAAGAAGTCTGGGGAAAACATGAGGCAGACATAACAAAGGCTGAGCGTGTTAAAGATCGTGCCAGTAAAAAGGGGTTCAAGGATAAAGTATGGAAAGCTGCTGTTTCAAGTCACCTTGATTTTATTCCGTTGTGTGAAGACTGTGGTCGTCGCGGTTATGTATCAGTTGCTTGTGCAGTGATGCATAAGATAGAGCCAAAACTAGATCGGGTTTTATTTTGGGATAAAAAGAACTGGATATCACTTTGTGAGCCATGCCATCAGCGTCTAAGACCAGATAGCCATTTAGTTGTATTAGAGCCAATTTCTAGTAAATCAGATTTACTTTTGATTGAGGAATGAAATGGACAGCGAGTTAATGCAATTGGGTGATCCAGTTGTTTATCGGGATGAATTTTTAGGTATGGATGAGATTGGTGTTATCACTAACTCATGCAAAGAAAATTTTAAGGTGCTTTGGAATGATGAGATGAAATCCAAAGTTGAGAATCCAAGACAACTTCGTAAGGCACGTTCAGAAGAGGTTGTTGCTCAATGTAGACAGGTGAATACAAATGAGACTACCTAAGCTTGGCTCATCAAATTTGCCTACACTGCAAAGTAATCATCCAACATTGCCTAAACCTGAAACAAATTATGGCAAGGGTCGTGGTGGTCGCCAGTGGAGACGAATCAAACAACAGGTGCATGAGCGTGATCAATGGACTTGTTGCGGCTGTGGTCGAGTAACTATGGACCTTGAGTGTGACCATATCATCAATACTGCACAAGGTGGAACGGATGATTTGGAAAATCTGCAATCATTATGTAAGCCATGTCATGACGCTAAATCATTAGAAGAAAGTAAGGCGGGTCAACGATGAATAAGAATGAATTTAAGCAGGCTGCAATTCAATTCCAGTTAGCCGTGCATTCGATAAAACACTTGCTTGGTTATGTATCGTATAGCTTTGACCAAGTCTGTTTTATTGAATCTGGAACAACAAAAGATCATGAGTTTGCAGCTACTGTGGTGAACGTGGCTTGGGATGCTTGGTTAGTCCAGCAACGTAAACTTGATGCAAAAGACAAGTTGGTCATCCAGCAGGGTCAAGCATTCAATGATCAAAGCCAAAAGGTTAAGGACCTTGAATATCAGCTAGGTTTAGATTTTAAATTGGTCAATCCCGATGCTGTACTGGTGCTAGCAAAGGTTAATTTCAGTAAGTTCCATAGTGCTGATCAAATGCGAAATGAGATTGATCATTTGCATAAAGCATTTAAGAAGGCAGGAAAACAGGTCATTGTGTTTGACTCTGGATATTCACTAGAAGTCTTGACCGATGAGCAGCTTCAAGCAAAAGGATTGAAGTGGATTCATCGTGGAACATTACAAGATTTGAAAGCTTTGTAATATTTCCGTGGAACATTAATAAAATGCATCTTAATGGTGCATTTTTATGGTGGTGGGGGGGTATCTAAAAATTGTCTAAAGGGCTTCAGCGGACACCGCCCTCCTATCTCATTTGTAAAAAATTTTCCTATTTTCAAAGAAGTAAATAAACTTTTTTAGAAAATAGATAAATTTAGATAAAAACAGCCAATATTTTGCATTATGGAGGTAAAAAATGGCTTTGACTCAAAAGAAGAAAGATTTTGCCGCTGCAAAAATGCAAGGTAAGTCAAATAAAGAATCTGCTGTCTTGGCTGGCTATTCTGAGCGATCAGCGGGGGCAAAAGGCAGTCAGCTTGCCGATGATCCCGATGTCATTGCATATCTGGCGAGCTTAAATTCTCAGGGGGGCGGGGGGTTGGGTGCTACGCCTTTGGGCGAAGCTGCTATTCAAGCAGAGTTTAAAGACATGGAGGATGTTAATAACTCTTTGGACTTTCTGCAATGGGTTTATAAAAATCCACGTGTTGACCGTAAAACTCGAATTGAAGCCGCAAAAGCTGCTTTGCCGTATGAGTTTGGCAAAGTGGGTGAAATGGGTATTAAGGATGGTCGTGCTGCTGCTGCAGGTGAAGTCGCTAAAAAGAGTAAATTTGCAACGGCTGATGAACAGCGTAAACAACAAGTAGTGAGTTGATATGTCTTCAATGTCTCCGATCTGGACAACAGCTTGCCCAGATTGGGAAAAAAAGATTTTAGCGAAAGAATCGCTAATTGCTTTTGAGCCGTTGTTTCCTGCTGAAGCTGATATGGCTTTACGTGTTTTTAAAGAATTAATTGTTGTTGATGTGAATGGAAAGCCAACAATTGGTGAGATCACAGCACAATGGGTATTTGATTTCGTTGCTTCAATTTTTGGTGCTTACGATTATCAGAGCAATCAACGATTAATTACTGAATTTTTCTTGCTGATTAGTAAGAAAAATACAAAATCAACGATGGCAGCGGGCATTATGCTTACTGCGATTATTTTAAATAGTCGTGAAGCTGCTGAATTTATTATCATTGCACCAACAAAAAAAGTTGCAGATAACAGCTTTACCCCGCTTAAAAACATGATTCGGGCTGATCCTGAATTGAATGCTTTATTCAGTGTTTCAGAGCATACAAGAACAATTACTCATCGTTCGACTAAAGCGGTTTTGATGGTTATTGCTGCTGAAACTGGATCAAGTGCAGGTGCAAAAGGTGCATTCATTTTGGTGGATGAGCTTTGGGTCTTTGGTGAGCGTGCTAATGCTGAATCAATGCTTGAAGAGGCTACGGGCGGTATGGCTTCATTTCCTGAAGGATTTTTGATTTATCTATCAACTCAATCGGATAAGCCTCCAGCGGGAATTTTTAAGAAAAAATTAGATTACGCGCGTAAAGTACGTGATGGTGAAATTATTAATCCATCATTTTTGCCTGTGTTGTATGAGTTTCAACAGGAAATGATTGATGATGAAAGCTATCTGAAACCTGAATTTTTCTATGTGACTAATCCTAATCTTGGGCGTTCAACTCATATTCGTTTTTTAACGAATAAATATCAGCAAGCACAGGAAAATGGTGATGAATCTGTACAAATATTCTTAGCTAAGTATTTGAATATTGAAATCGGTTTAAATAAACGTGCGGATCGTTGGGCGGGTGCAGATTTCTGGCAATTGTCAGCATATAAAGACAAGCTATTCATCGAATCAATTTTGGATTTAAGTGAGCTTTGTACAGTGGGTTTTGATGGTGGTGGCCTAGATGATCTATTTGGTATGGCTGTTATTGGGCGAGATAAAGAAGATCGTTCAAAATGGTATTGCTGGAATAGGGCTTGGGCGCATCCGATTGTTTTACTTCGTCGAAAGGATATTGCACCAACATTACAAGATTTCCGTGATCAGGGTGATTTGGTCATCGTTGAAAATATTGGTGATGATGTCAGTCAAGCTGCCAAGATTTGTAAGCGTATTTATGATGCGGGAAAATTTCCTGAAAAAGCTGCAATTGGTTTAGACAAATTGGGAATGCCTTCATTGCAGGATGGTTTGCTTGAGGAAGTTCCTTTTGAGTTGTTAATTGGTGTGCCTCAAGGTTATCAATTATCGGGTTATGTTCAGACAACCGAGCGAAAAGTGGCTGAAGGGAAATTTCTACATGCAGGGCAACCAATGATGAATTGGTGTGTGGGAAATGCAAAGGGGGTTTATCAAGGTAATGCGATGACGATCCGTAAGCAAGAATCAGGGAAAGCCAAGATTGATCCATTAATTGCAATGTTTAACGGTGTGGCTTTGATGTCTATGAATCCAGAACCAGCGGCAAAAAAATACAGCATCTATTTTGCGTAATAGATTTTAATTTTATCAGGCGACCTTTTTAGGTCGCTTTTTTTTGGAGTTTTAAAAATATGAAGCTCGCTTATAGCTTGCTCAATATCAAGTCTATTGATGAAGAGCAGTGGATTATTGAGGGTATTGCGACAACACCTGCACCTGATCGAGTTGACGATATTGTCGAGCCTAAAGGTGCGCAATTCACTTTGCCAGTTCCTTTCCTTTGGCAGCATTACCGAGAAAAGCCGATTGGTTCTGTGATTGAAGCAACAATTACGGATGAGGGGATTAAGGTCAAGGTCCAATTGGTGAAACCAAGTGAAGTTGAGTCGGTTGAATTAAAAGAATTGCTTCAAAAAGCTTGGGACAGCATTAAAACAGGTTTGGTTCGCGGTATGTCGATTGGATTTAGTGCAATTGAGTATGTCGAAATCTCTGGTACTTGGGGCATTCGTTATACGAAGTGGGATTGGTTAGAGCTTTCCGCTGTGACTATTCCAGCAAATCAAGAAGCGACGATTACTGGGGTTAAATCGTTATATCAAAAGGAATTTTCTGAGAAGAAAACAGGTTCAGAACATTCTGTACCTTGTGTTAAGCCCGAAATTATTCAAACAGAAAAGCCTAAAACAGGCGGTGTGAAGCTGTTTGATGTATCTGAACCAAAATCAACTGGAGTAAAGTTTACATGACTTTAAAAGAGCAAATTGCCAAAGCGCAGGCAGCGATTAATGAGCGTAAAAAGAAAATGGCTGCTTTAATGACTAAAGCTGCTACTGAAACTGGTGCAACTCCAGAAGGCGAAACAGAAACAGAGATTCAAAGTCTTGAAACTGAGATTAAAAATCTTGAATTAAATAAAACACGGCTAGAAAACTTGGAAAAATCTCAATCTGAATGGGGGGTAGCTACTCCAGTAGCGGGTGATAATTCTGAGCAAAGCGCTAGTACGACTCAAGGAAATCCAGTTGTAAAAACAGAAAGTGCCTTACCAAAAGGTATTGGATTTTCATTAATGGTAAAAGCTATGGCGCTATCAGCAAAGCAAAAAGGTGCTGTTTCTGCTGATACAATCTTGAAAAGTTGGAATGCGCCTGAAGGCGTTATTTTAGCTTTAGAGCAAAAAGCTTTGATTGGGGCAACTGGAGAGGCAACTTTTGGTCAATCTTTGGTTGAATTGCAAAATTATACGAGTGAATTTATCGAGCTTTTACGTGGTAAAACAGCAGTTGATAAATTGTCTCCACGTATGCGCCGAGTGCCATTTAATATTAAGATCCCTTCGCAAACTGGCGCATCTACAGTTGGCTGGGTAGGTGAAGGTAAACGTAAACCAACTACGAATCCAACATTTGGAAGTATTACATTGACTAAATCAAAAGTAGCTGGAATTGTCCTGCTTTCTGATGAATTAGTACGTTTCTCTAATCCAAAAGCTGATCAGCTCGTTTTGGATGATTTGCTAAAATCTACGGCCACTTTTATTGATGGTCAATTTTTTGATCCAACTAAAGCAGAATCAACAGATAGTCCAGCCTCTATTTTAAATGGCTTAACTGCTGTTCCAAGTTCAGGTGTGACTGGTGCAGCTATTGAGGCTGATTTGGCATTAGTTATTAAGCAAGTTACTGATGCTGGTCTTACACTGGAAGGTGCGACTTGGGTCATGTCTGAAACTCGTGCCGCACAATTAAGTATGTTGCGCGATGCTTTAGGCAAAAAGTATTTTGAAGGCATGACTATTAATGGTCCTAAAGAGTTATTGACTCTGGGTGTTGAAATTTCAGCCGCAACTACAGATAAAATTGTTTTGGTTTTACCTGAACAAATTTTACTTGCAGATGATGAAAGTATGGACTTTGAAATTAGTTCAGAGGCAACCATTAATATGGGAACTGATGCATCACCAAGCTGGATCAACTTGTACGAAAATAACTTGATGGCAATCCGTGCTGAACGATTCATTCGCTGGAAGCCGCGTGGTAAAGCTGCTGGTTATATCCAGTTCTAAGCTCTAAATAAAATAAGCCCCTAAATTTTAGGGGCTTTTTGTTGAGTATTCATTATGCCAAAAATTGAATTATTAGCAGATTTATGTGCAGGTCCAGCGGGTTCGATCATTGATGTTCAAGACTATGAGTTCAATGTGCTGAAAAAGCTTGGAGTTGCAAAACTTGCTGATTTAACCAATACATCTAAACAAGTTGATCTGAAAATAGTATTTGAGCCAATCGAATTAAAAGGATTGTTGCTAAATCTGAATGGAACGCCTGTTGTAGATGATTTTGGTGCTTTAGTTCCTGAAACAGTGGTTCAGAATGTTCAGAAAGCAGCGAGTAAAGGCGGGAAAAACACTAAAAAAGGTGGATAAATGGGCGTATTTAGTGGGTTCTTTCGTAAAAAGTCCATGTCTCCAGTTCAAGGTTCAGGTGGTTGGACTCGCATATTTGAGCCATTTATGGGTGCTTGGCAGAGAAATATTGAGCTTAAAAAAGAAGATATTCTCTCTTTTCACGCTGTATTTTCCTGTATTTCATTAATTTCTAAAGACATTGGCAAGATGCCTTTAGAGTTGAAAAAGAAAGATGGTGATATTTGGGTCAAAACCAAAGATGAGAAACTCAAGTTTTTGGAAAAGCCAAACCACTTTCAAACGATGCAACAGTTTTTAGAATTTTGGGTCATTTCAAAGTGTCGACATGGCAATACATACGTTCTCAAGTTGCGAAATGCATTTGGTAGTGTTGAACAATTAATTGTGCTTAATCCTGATTTAGTGAAGCCTTTAGTCAGTGATAAAGGTGAGGTTTTTTATCAGGTCAGTGTTGATTTGTTGGCTCAGCAATCAGCTCCAATTATTTTACCTGCATCTGAAATCATCCATGACCGTTGGAATTGTATGTATCACCCCTTGGTGGGGTTAAGTCCCATTGTTGCGTGTGGTTTGGCTGCGGGAAATGGTCTTGCAATTCAAAAGCATGGTGCAACGTTCTTTAACAATATGAGCCGACCAAGTGGAATTTTAACAGCCCCAGGTCGTATTTCTGATGAAGATGCTGCAATGATTAGCAAGCGTTGGAAAGAGAACTATTCTGGTCAAAATGTGGGGGGTACAGCAATTCTTGGTAGTGATATGAAGTATATGCCTATCAGTATTGCGGCTGCTGATGCTCAATTGATTGAACAACATAAGATGAGTTCAGAGGTTTGTTGTTCTGCTTTTCATGTTCACCCGTTCAAAATTGGATTTGGCTCAATCCCACAAGGTTTAAAAGTAGAGGATGTAAATCTTTTACATTTTGGAGACTGTCTACAGAGTCCAACAGAAGCAATTGAAAATCTTTTAGATGATAGCTTTGGCTTAAAAGCAATGGGTTATGAAGTCTTTCTGGATGTTGAAAATCTGATTCGTATGGATTCAGCGTCTAAAGTTGATTATTACACCAAAGGCGTTAAGGGTGGGGTTATTGCCCCAAATGAGGCACGGATTAAGTTCAATCTTAAACCTGTCATTGGTGGTGATTCAGTCTATATGCAACAGCAAAACTTTAGTCTTGAAGCATTGTCTAAACGTGATGCTAAAGATGATCCATTTGCTAATAGCAAAGGGGGTAAAGATGCCGCTAACAGTGAATGATGTTGCTAGTCACCTTCGTTATGATCTTGATGATCAGATAACAGCAGATCTGCAACGTTTACTTGATGCTTCGACACAGCAAGTTCAGGACCATGTAAAAACCAAATTCAATGCAGAAAATAAAGTTCAGCAGCTCGCGATTTTATTGTTGTGCGGTTATTACGATAAATACCGTAATGCTGAAACAGGTATGCCGATGTTTGGGGATTTTTTACCTGATCCTGTACGAGCTTTGCTTAATCCTTATTACGTGCCTTTGGTGATGTGAGGTTTAAATTGAAATGGTTTGGGCAACTTAAAAAATGTGGGTGTTGTGCATGTACGAATGTTCGTAATGGTGGTGGTTATCAACCTTGTCACCAAAACAAGAGCAGCGTCATGATTTTATCACCGCCAAAGAATCCATCTGGTAAAGAAATTTTTCAAAATTTTGAAGTTTGGATTAAATCAACGAGCCATTATCCAAAATTGATGCTTATTCATGGTGAGCGATTGTTCATTAAAGATGGTGATCAATACAAGATTTTGGTAGTTCAATTGGCTTATGAGGCTTGGACGAAATGAGTTGTTCAGGATGTGAGGCAAGACGTGAGTGGATTAAGCGAAACACCAAGCGAGCAGGGCTTAAACTGCAACAATTGTTGCAACAACTTAGTTCAGGAACTAATCAGCGTGTGTCGGGATCTGATTCAGACAGTCAACACACAGAACGAAGTCATGGCCCAAATCATGAATCAAAATAATGAGCTGATTGCTCAGGTTTTGGATGATGATGAGGATGAAGAGCAATATTTGAGTGATTGATTATGTCTGGAATCAGTGCTGGTGAACTTTGTCATCGTGTCATTATTCAAAAAAATGTGGGTAGTGGGCGTAATCAATATAATCATGAACAACCTGCCGATTGGCAGGTTTTTTTAACTTTATGGGCCAAGGTATCTCCATTATCAGCAAAGGATTTAATAGCGGCTCAGGCTGCTCAATCCCAAGTCATAGCGCGTTTAAAAATACGTCATCGAACTGATATTGATAGTTCTATGCGTGTTGTTTTCCGTGGTGAAACATATGCGATTGATAGTCCTGCTTTGAATGATGATGAAACTGGGAATATCTACAGCACTTTTTTACTTTCTAAAGGAGTGGAAAAGTTTAAGGAGGCTTGATGGAAAATTTTTCTATTTGGCAAGGTCAGCAGCAGGTTACTGAGAAATTTAAGCTTTTGACTGATAAAAAAGTTGTGAGAAAGATTACTCGAAAAGCTGCAAGACGGGGCATGAATATTTTCCGAAATGAAGCAAGACAAAATGCAAAAATGATTGATGATCCTGAAACAGCCGCAAATATTGCCAAAAATATTAAAGTCGCATCTGGTCGAGTTAGTAATAAAGATATGATTTTGATGCGTGTTGGTGTTGATGGTGGTGCTGCTTTCAATGGTCGACCTGCAAAAATCACTAGTGGCGGTGACACACGTCATTGGCGCTTTATTGAATTAGGTACGGCTTATATTCCTGCAATTCCTTTTATGCGAATTGCTTTTTATAACAACATTGATTCAGTGATTAGCACGTTTGCACAAGTCTTTAGTGATGAGCTTGATTTGGAGTTGGCTAGACTATGAGTATTTTGCCAGTTGTACCAATCTTAGAGGCAGATCCTTCTATTACCGCAATATTAGGCAGTGAGCCGCGTATATATGAGGATATTGCGCCTGAAGATACTGAAGTTCCTTATATTGTGTGGCAAGAATTGGGTGGGAAGTCAAATAATCATTTAGATAATGCGCCTGCAAACTTTGATGATGTGCAGTTTCAAGTCATGGTTTATGACACCTATTTGGGACGTGCTTATCAGTTGCGCGATTTGGTGCGTAAAGCTTTAGAAAGTTATTGTTTTATTTTAAATCCGCGAATCAGTGGTTTTGATCCGACTACGAAGCAATCTATGCGCGGATTCGATGCAAATTGGATTCAAGAAATTTAAATTTTTAAGTAGATACGGGCAGCCATAGGGCTGCTTTTTTATTGCCAATAAGGAGCAAAAACTCATGGCTAAAAAAGGTATTGTTTCAAAAGGTACTGAATTTTGGGCACTGCATGGCGAAACGCCAACATTAACAAAATTAAGCTGTATCAAAGCGTTTGATTGGGGTGATGAAAATTACAACGAGTATGACAACAATTGTTTAGATAATGATGATGTTGAAACCAGTGATTTTATTCTTGGAAAGCCTGGGGATGGATCTGTAAAAATTGATACTGATCCAACCAATGCCACACATCTTTTATTGCTAGGATTTGCAAATTCATTAGAACCAATTGGGATCTACGCTGGTTATTCTGATGGTACGGGTGTGCCAACAGTATCGGGTAATGTAGTTACTTTACCTGAAACTCGTTCTTGGTCTTATGCCACTGTTGTTTTACGCAAAGGAAAGCCTGTTACTGAAGCCAATTCTTTAGTGAACCATACTTTGCCTTTACGTCGCCAATCTCAAATCATTGATGAATGGAAAGTACCATGACCTTGAAATTGAAATCACTGAAAAAAGTGACCAAAGTTGCCGCACCGACTGAGCGTACAGTGACTTGGTTGGTTGAAGTCACAGACGAAAATCTAGCATTTATCCAAGAAAATACAGGTAAAGCTGATTTAAGTCTGGGTGAAATGGTTGAGCTTTCAGGTCAAGTCTTTATTAAGCGTTTGAGCTATAAAGATATTGAAGCTACAGCAAAAGCTTATAAGTGGGACATTGATTATCAGAATTTTGAAAATTCTAAACTCGAATCTGTTGATAGTCGTTTGTTGCGTGCAGCTCAGTTGCTTGGATCAGTCTGTGAAGATGTCAATGGTAAAGCTTTCTTTGAAACCATTGCTGATGTTTATGATTCAGATCCGATCTTTATTGAGGCGCTTTATAAAGTTGCAGATGGTGTCAATAATTTTTCGGGAAAGTCACGGACGAAGAGTTCAGAGACAACGAACTCTGGTGTGAACTCGTCATCAACGGAATTGGTGGACGAACAATCAGTGAAGCCAAGCGAAACATAGATAACGCTGAGTTACAAATATGGCGGGCCTTTCGTGATAAACGAGGCTCGCTTTTTACTGGCCGTCGTATTGAGCAGGCAATTGGTGGTCTGATGGCTTTTTATCATAATGGCAGAGTGAAAGAAGATCATTGGATTGAGCCAAGTGATGTTTGCCCGCATGAAGATGTAGTTGAGGTTGAGACTACTTTTGAAGAGGAAGCGCTTAAAAGGCGTAATAAATCTAGTTAAATAATGAATGTTTCAATCTTTATATTTTTTTATCATTTTGTTATTGTTATTAAGCAAAATAACTAAGAGAGATTGAAGTTTGAAACATTTTATTTTTGATGAGCTGACGTTACAAGAAACAGCTCGTTATTGGGTAGATAGTGGTATTAAAACAGAATTAGATGATGATTTAATTGAGTTGAATGAACAATTTTTTGAGACAATTCAAGTAGAAAACCAATATGGTGATTTTTTAAAACGAGAAAAGAAAACTACTTATATTGGTTTATGCAAGGATGGTTCTGATTTTCCAGATGTGATAGTTGGGGTTTCATATCATCGTCGTGGGCGTGAGAAAACATTTAAGATACTTGACATTTATGTTAGTCCATATCTTGTTAGTTTGGTCAATAAGGAATATGATGAGCTATATGAGGAATATTTGATATTTCTAGTTCAAAAATTCCTTGATGAAACTGACACATTAGGTAGTGCAACTAAAATTTATGCTCGAACGACGTTCACAAAAGCATTTATAGATATGCTGCACTCTGCTGCTGATAAATCTAAAGAACAATTCGAGGCAGCAGGTATTGAAGTACGATTTGAAGGTCAGCGTTGGCTTGCTTTTAATCGTAAATCTCAAATTAAATAGGATCAACTATGGCTATTATCCGCATTCAAGATTGCTTTGTTCAAGAGCAAAATCGGAAAGCAACTGTTAACTTTCTAATTGCTCAATGTATTAAAGAAGCATGTGCCAATACACCAAACTTACGTCAAGTACTTGTTGGTGATATGCAATCGAAAGTTCTACAGACACGCTTACGAAAAGCTGGCTAATAAATATCTGTAGTTCAAAACCCCGCATCTTGCGGGGTTTTGTTATTTTAGGAATGTTTAAAACCACTTTAAACAATCATATTTTCTAGCAGGCATAGCAAATAAGATACCGCTAAGGTTGTTGCACTTTTGAAAAAATTGGATTAGGCTTTTCAAGTCACAGCAAAATCTGTGATTTGGTTTCGCATCCAATAACGTTTCAGAGCGCAAAGCCGCATAAGCGGTTTTATTTTGCCTAAGCTTTTTACAATCTGTAAAAAGTGCCTGTTATGGCAGGTTAGGTAGGAGCACTTCGGTGCGCCAGTAGCTCTGAGACTGGTAATGCGAATCCTGTCTAATCTGCCACCAATTCAAGTCGCATTAAGTTGGTGGTGATAATCTCTACATCTCAGAGGTATTCACTATGAATGCATTAGTTTTTCAATCAGCAACATTAAGTCCAGTTCATCAAAATGATGGGAAAATTTGGGTAACTGCAAGTGATTTGGCTCAAGCATTAGGTTATACAAGACCAGATAAGGTCGCTCAATTATTCAGCCGTCATGCTGATGAATTTGATCATACAATGACGCAAACTATTGATAGTCCTAATAACCTCAATTTGAGGTTACGGATATTTTCTTTACGTGGGGCGCATCTTATTGCAATATTTGCCCGTACATCAGTTGCCAAAGAATTTAGAAAATGGGTTTTAGATATTATTGAGAAAAAGGAATCTAAACCTAAAAAGCAAATTGATATGTCTTTGTTTGTAAGCAAAGAAGTTCACAATAAAGTTTCGCTAAAATATCATCGTATGTTTAGAGAATATGATGACATGATTGACACCATGCGAGCGCAAGTAGAGGCTATGCAGCGTAAATGCCGTCGTTATGATTTTAAAATGGCGCGTAGTGCAATCAGTATTGAAGAGGCTGCTAGTGTTTTAAAAGTGCCAGTAGCCAAAATTAAGAAAGTCTTTCAGGATGAATTTATTATCGAGGAGCGTTGTGCTTATGTGGAAAGTAGTCGACCGATATTGAAACTGACTGAACGTGGCAAGTCATTCGATGTAATTTTTATCCAAAACGAGATAGTTGCCAACGGTGTAGAAGAAGTCATTATGATCAATGAAGATGGTATGGCTTATTTGCGTGGTCGAGTTTGATTTTAGATTTCATGAATAAGTAAGTTTGTGTAATTTTAAATCTAATAGTATGATCCCTATCATTGATAACAAAATGATGGGGATTTTTTTTGAAAATACTATTTTTATTAGGATTAACAGTTGGTTTATTTGGCTGTGCAACACCAGTTTATAATTCTACCAGTACTATAAGTAATATTAGTAAGCCGCCAATAAATTCAATAAATACTGTAAGTGTTGGCGATCAAATGCTTGTGCAAGGCACTTTGAGACAGAATGATGTAATTGAATTTAGTGAAGCAACTCAAGCAGGTATGTATAAAATACCTGCTGGGCAATATAATAAAACTGGAGAAAGTGAAAAGGGTAAATTTTTTACAATAATAAGTACAACTGGTGGTTTGGTAACTAAATCATTTTTAGCTGATCCAATGCAAGCAATAATGACAACTTCAGATGGTAGCCTATGTATTATTACGGTTTTCAGTGTGAAATCGTGTCATCAGGGAAAAAGTTTCAGTATTAAGAAAGTAAACATAGCGAGTGAAAATTCATTTCAA